TGCGTACGAGTGGTATACCTCTGGTCCTAGACAACGTTTACAACCTGGCGGACGCATTCTAATTGTTATGACACGTTGGTCAACAAAAGATTTGACTGGTCAGTTAATGAAAGCACAAACAGAACCAAAAGCAGATCAATGGGAAGTTGTAGAGTTCCCTGCTATTCTTCCTAACAATGAACCTATCTGGCCACAGTATTGGAAACTAGAAGAACTTGAAGCGGTCAAAGCTTCACTTACTGAACAGAAGTGGCAAGCACAATGGCAACAACAACCAACCTCTGAAGAAGGTTCCATCATCAAACGTGAGTGGTGGCAAGTGTGGGAGCAAGAGCGTATACCTGATTTGATACACGTGATACAAAGTTATGATACAGCATTTAGTAAAAAAGAAACGGCAGACTATAGTGCCATTAGTACGTGGGGTATTTTCTTCCCTGAAGAGAATGGTAAACCTCATGCAATTTTAATTGATTGTAAAAAAGGGAGATGGGATTTTCCTGAATTAAAAAAAGTGGCGTTAGAAGAATATAAATATTGGGAACCGGAAACCATAATTGTGGAAGCGAAAGCAAGTGGAACACCCTTGACTCACGAATTACGGACCATGGGTATTCCCGTTGTTAACTTTACACCTAGCAAAGGAAATGATAAACATGTAAGAGTTAATTCTGTTGCTCCTTTATTTGAAGCTGGCATGGTATGGCGACCAGATGAAAGATGGACAGAAGAGATGGTGGAAGAGTGTGCAGCTTTTCCATACGGTGAACATGATGATTTAGTGGACAGTATGACCCAAGCTATGTTAAGGTTCCGTCAAGGTAATTTTGTTGTTCATCCAGAAGATTACGAAGATTCACCATTGCAACTTGGTGTACAACGAAATTATTATTAGGAGGGCCTATGGTCGATAGTAGAGTAAAACAATTAAGAGATCTTCTTGAAGATGCAATCTCAAATGGTGATCAAGATCAAATAGAAATTATACAACAAGAATTATTTACAATTAATCCTAATTACGTAAAAGATTTTGCAGAGGGTGGTTTTGCTAAAGGTTCAGCAGAAGGTTCCGTGATAAAAATGAAACCAATGAGAATGAAATCTGGCGGCGCTGCTAAACGTGGCTATGGTAAGGCGAGAAGATAATGGCTGTAGATAAAAGAATTTCAGGAGTATCAAATCCAGATTTAACAATTGAAGAAGATGTTCAAGTAGGTATTAAAGAAACACCTTTTGAAACAGAGTTTGATGAACAAGTTGAAGTAGAAGAAACAGATGAGGGCGGGGCAGTTATAGACTTTGATCCGTCATCCAAGCCACTTGAAGCGGGATTCGCAGACAACTTAGCAGAATACTTAGACGATGGTATACTAGGCAACATTGCTAGTGATATTGTTGGAGAAGTAAAATCGGACCGTGAATCACGGCACGAGTGGGAGTTTTCGTATACTAAGGGATTAGATTTATTAGGATTTAAACATCAAGAACGTTCTGAGCCATTTCAAGGAGCGAGCAGTGTTACCCATCCACTATTAGCAGAATCCGTTACACAGTTTCAAGCATCAGCATTCAAAGAGTTACTACCACCAAGTGGCCCTGTTAAAACAAGTATCATTGGAGCAGAGAGTCCAGAAATTATAGCGCAAGCAGATAGGGTTCAAGATTTCATGAACTATCAGATTACGGATAAGATGGAAGAGTACACACCTGATATGGATCAGTTACTTTTTCATTTACCTCTTGCAGGGTCTGCTTTCAAAAAAGTTTACTACGAAGCAACAAGACAAGCAGCTGTTTCAAAATTTATTCCGAGTGAAGATTTAATTGTTAATTACTTAGCAACCGATTTACAATCAGCGGAACGTGTTACACACATCGTTAAGATATCACAAAATGATTTGCTCAAACAACAGGTAGCAGGATTTTATAGAGACGTTGATGTACAAACAAGTAATGAAGAAACAAACATACAGAAAAAATATAATGAGTTAGAAGGCGTAGAGAAAACAGGATACGAAGAAGATGTTTATACGTTGTACGAAATACATTGCGATTTAGACATAGAAGGTTTCGAAGATGTCGACGTTACAACCGGCGAGGCTACGGGTATTAAGGTACCATACATTGTAACCGTTGATGAAGGCTCTAATAAAATATTATCTATATACAGAAACTATCAAGAGACAGATCCCCTTAGAAAGAAAATTGAATATTTCGTTCACTACAAGTTCCTTCCTGGTCTTGGCTTTTACGGTTTTGGTCTTATCCATATGCTTGGGGGTTTATCAAGAACGGCTACCTCCACGCTTCGTCAACTTATTGATGCGGGAACACTTTCCAATTTACCAGCAGGATTTAAAGCCAAGGGCATACGAATCTCTGACGACGATAGTCCATTACAACCAGGAGAATTTAGAGACATAGACGCACCGAGCGGGGACTTACGTTCTGGTTTGATGCCATTACCATACAAGGGTCCTGATCCAACGCTATTTAATCTTTTAGGTTTTTGTGTTGACGCTGGACAAAAGTTTGCAGCAGTAGCTGATATAAAAATTTCAGAAACAAATACAAATGCTCCAGTTGGTACAACTTTAGCCATGATGGAACAAGGCGCAAAAGTAATGAGCGCTATTCACAAACGTTTACACTACGCACAAAAACATGAGTTCAAATTATTAGCAAAAGTATTTGGAACTTTCTTACCACCTGAATATCCATACATGGTTGTTGGTGGTAATCAAATGATTAAGCAAACAGATTTTGATGATCGTGTTGATGTTGTTCCTGTTTCTGATCCAAATATGTTTTCAATGTCACAAAGAGTGGCAATGGCTCAACTACAATTACAACTGGCACAGGCAGCACCAGAGATACATAACTTACAAGAAGCATATCGTCGAATGTATCAAGCTTTAAATGTTCAAAACATTGAAGCCTTGTTACCTCCACCACCAGAACCAAAACCAATTGACCCTGGTATAGAGAATGCAATGGCTTTAGGACTAAAACCACTACGTGCTTTCGAAGTTCAAAATCAACAGGCACACATTGATGCGCATAGAGCGTTTATGTCTAGCTCTTTGGTTAAATCTAACCTACAAGTGTTAGCATTATTACAAGGACATATTTCTGAACACACAGCATTGCTAGCAAGACAGGAAGTTATGGCACAAATGGGACCACAATTACAACAAATGCAACAACAGATGCAAAATCCTATGATGGCACAAAATCCACAGATGCAACAACAGATGCAACAAGTACAACAACAGGTAGAATCACAGATTGCTACTCGAATTGCTGAATTAACTAATGATATGGTAGCGGAAGAGCAAGATTTAATAGAGGCACAGGGTACTGATCAGCTAGTTGCGCTACGTGAAAAGGAATTAGACCTACAACAACAGGATATTCAACGCAAAGTAAACGAAGGAAAAGAAAAAATTGCCTTAGATCAGATGAAATTTAAACAAAAAGAAGATTTACAAACACAAAAGATAGATTCTATTGAGGATATCGCAGAACTACGTGCTAGAGTAGCCCTTGAAAAGGAACAAGGAAGGGCAAAGCGTGACTAATTACGACAAATGGTACAAAAGTCTTTATCAAACGGCTAGAAAAAACATTGATCAAGAAAAAATAGACCCTATTGAATTTGCAACAGCGTTAATTAACGTGTCAAAATTAATACTGGTAGAAGAAGTAGGTGTTATAGAAGCTGAAAACTTATTTGATTTTGCTAATAAAAGTTTTATAATAGAAGCTGAAAAGATAACTTATCATTAAAGGAGATAACATGGCATTAAACAACCCAAAACCAAAATTTATAAATGGTTCGCTATATCCAAATGCTAAAATGACAGTTTCTAGTGACATGAATCCTTATGCGGGTCCTCATGTAAATAAAACTGCAATAGCGGATGTTTACAGTGCTACTATGGAAGGACCAAAAGTAAAACAAAATTTAGGCGCTGGACCAAAGGGTCAACGCAGTAAGGTACAAATTAAAAAAGTACCGTTCAAAGGTTTATTTTAATCGTAAATTAAGATAAGCTACTTTTTTTTAAAGGAGGTTTTTATGAATCTACTAAAAGATCTATGGGATCATTTAAAAGAATGGTCGGATTGGAAAATGAAGGACTGGATCAAGGCGGCTATTGTTGCAGTGATCGTGATTATTGTAATCGGAGCAATATAATTTTATGGTGTGGCAATTATTAGCGAAGCCCTTACTAGGTGTGGCCACAGACGCCGTGAGGGGTTTCGTACAAACGAAGAAATTAAAAGGCGAAGTTAAGATCGCACAAATCCACGCAGAGAAAAAAAGAAATGAAGACATCGCTGCTGGAAAAATTAAGTGGGAAGCGGCAGCTGTTGATCAAATGAAGGGTAGCTGGAAAGATGAAATAATTTTAATTTGTCTTTTGGCTCCAGCGATTGCAGTCTTCGTGCCTGGATGGACAGAACACATTAAAGCTGGGTTTGAAGCCTTGCACTCACTTCCGGACTATTATAAACACTTATTGTATTTGGCCTGCTCAGTTTCATTTGGCGTGAAGGCGGGACCAGCAGCAATGAGTTTATTTAAGAAGGGTAAATAATGGCTAAAAGAAAATTAACAGATTTAAGTGGTGATGGTAAAGTAACTCGTAAAGATGTTTTAATTGGAAGAGGAGTTATCAAAGCTAAAAAAGGCGGAGCGGTTAAAACAAAAAAGAAATCTACTGTAAACAAAGCTGGGAACTATACCAAACCTGGACTACGTAAAAAAATATTTAATCGTATAAAATCACAAGCTTCACACGGGACTGCTGCGGGACAGTGGTCAGCGAGAAAAGCCCAGGCAATGGCAAAGGCTTATAAAAAAGCAGGTGGTGGTTATAAATCGTAATGGCTTTAGCGAAG